AATTGCATAGCTGTTGGTTCAATCGACGGCAACAAAGAAAAGTTCGTCGGCGTTTACGCATTGAAGCCTTCCGGGAACACGCAGCGGATCTGCATCGGGGGTGCTGATCAGACCCGGTACCAGAGTAGGGGCATCTCACTTCTGATTCACTGGACGAAAAGCGCTGTCGAAGCAGAATCAAAAGCTTCAGCTATTTATTCACTGTTTTATGGCCTGTCCAATATGGCTATGGGGACAACAAATGTAATATCAGCCGATCCGGGACAGGCTCCTATTCCAGTGGGTAAGGATTCACAAGGCTTTTGCGAATATGTGATTCAAATAAAAATTTTATATGAAAGGACTTGATTAAATGCCGAATACCGGAGTATTTCCTGTATTTAAAAATCAGTTTAAGGTTGGTAAATTAGGCGAAACAAGCACTGCGACTGATATGGCAACCATTGCAGAAATGGAAACCTTCAGCGTAAAAATGGACGGCAAGGCGGAAGAATGGACTCCTATGGAATCTGAAGGTTGGATTAAACGTCTTGTAACATCGAAAGGCTTCACAATATCCCTAAAGGGCAAACGAAGCGTCGGTGATGCCGGCAACGATTATATTGCTGGTCTTGCATGGTCATCCGGACGAGACTGCAACACTCCGTTTGAGTGGACATTCCCGAGTGGCGGCAAGTTGTCATTTGGTGCGGTTATCAACGTAACCAGTCCGGGCGGCGGTGATAGTACTAGCGTTGACAGCTTGGAATTTGACGCCATGAGCAATGGTAAGCCGACATACACGCCGCCGTCATCTACCTGATTGATGTAACATAACAGCTCTCTGCATTGCGCAGGGGGCTGAATTTTTAGGAGGAACATTCTATGAAACTTTATACTTTAGACAATAAATTACTCTGTGAAGGGCCTGAAATCCGCATCGGTGATAAAGTTTATCCGATTGATGACCGGCAAAAAACGGTTGAAAAAGTAATGGCACTACAAAAAAAGATGCAAGATGAAAATCAGCAGAATATCAGTGAATTGATGAAAGAGGCTTTTAAACTCGTTTTTGAACTAAAAGCCGCCAAAGAGATTGACGAAATGAATATGCATTTCCCCGCCTATCAAAAGTTGTTCGAAATTGTGATGGGTGCCATAACTGGCCAGGAACCGGAGAAGATGGCGGAACGATTTCCGGAATCCACAGAAAAACCGGAGCAGTAACGACTGGTATGACATGGAATATGATCGGGTGCTGATTGAGCAGAGCATTGCCAAGCAGTATGGTGTTCTTCCTTCAAAACAGGGCAATCTTAAATATTCCGACTGGGCGAAAATGGTCAGCGGCCTGATGGATGATACGCCGCTTGGCCGTGTTGTTGGCGTCCGTTCTGAAACTGACAAAGACATAATTAAAAATTATACACCTGAGCAGCGCGCCGTCAGAGATGAATGGTCGCGCTTTTTAGCGTCCCGTGTAGTAGCAAAGCAATTTTCAGAAGCGGACTGGAACAAGCAAATGGCTGAGATAGAACGGTCTTTTGCGGCCGCTTTTGGTCAGAAGAGAAGGTGATCGTATGGCAGAGGGTACCGGAACATCAGTCGGCATAATCAGCTTAGACCTAAGAATTGTCAGCAAGTTGAACGAGCAACTCAATGCCATTGCGGCTAGTGCAAATAAATCGGCGCAGCAAAGTTTTCAGTCCGTTGGAAAAACGGTAGAGCAGTCTATTTCCAAACCGGTTGAAAATGCCGGGAAGGCAATGGAGAAGGCGATTACTGCTCCACTGGAAAAGGCCAGTTCTGCAGCTAAGGCTCCCCTGAAAGCTGTAACCGATCAGTTTGATCAGACAGCCGATGAAATTGGAGATATCGCAGCACGAGCAGCTAAACGTTGGAACGAAAGTATTAGTAATCCTGGCGGGAAATTACCCGATACGGCAAAACTGGATTCACACAGCGGTCTTGCCACTGATCCGGCAGAGTACATGAAAAACTATAACGCAAATCTAAAGCCGAAGGCGGGAGAGAAACCAGTTTCCTCTGTTGCTGCAGCTGAATCGGCGACCAGTGCCGTACAGACTGCACAAACTTCCGGCAATGCATTTACCCGAATGGCCGATCGAATTAAAAGTGCGTTTTCTTCAGTTAATCAATCCGCACAAAAAACTTATGCTGACGTAACAGCTGGAGCACAAAAGGCCGCTGTTAAATCAGAACAGGCAGCACAGCAGTCAGCGAAAGCCGTAGAATCATCGGAGAAACGAAAGCGCTCAGCATCACAAGGGACCTTAAGAACACAAACAAACGCTATGCTTTCGGCGGTAACAAGCAATGCGCAAGGAATAGCTAAAGTTGGAGTGATGGGACGTGCCCTTTCAAGCAATCTGTTAGGATCTCTTTCATTTGCAATCCCGCTTGCACTTGCTGCCGCCGCTTTTAAAACACTTCAGAAGGGCTTTACACTAGCCTCTGTAAATAGCAACCAGTTCAAGAAATCCCTTAATGAGGTTAAAGCGAATCTGGAAATTGCATTTACTCCAATATATCAGGCAATTTTGCCGGCTTTGAATACTCTGATGAGTTGGCTCGCTGCGGCTACAAAGCAGGTTGCAGTATTTGTATCTGCCCTGTTCGGAAAAACATATGCACAGTCTGTAGCTGCCACTAAGAAAATGCAGGCCAATGCAGCAGCAGCCAAGAAAGCAAGTTCGGGAGGATCGAAAAGTCAAAATGACCGGACCGTGGCCAGCTTTGACAAACTCAACATTATCGGTAAAAAGGATTCTGGATCGGATGGTACCGATGGGATAAAATATGATGCTCTGAATACAAAGGGTACTGTGGCAGCAACCAGTCTTGCCAACAAGTTTAAGGCGGCATGGGCGGGAATAGCGGCTGGTTTCAATGACTATGTAATGCAACCGATAAAGGATAATATTTCCAAGTTCGACCAACCAGTCGCAAAGTTCAAGGCCCTTTTTTCCGATATCGGCGCACAATGCCAAATGTGGATGAAGCCATTAAGCGACTGGTTTAAAAACGATTTCAAAAATGCTTTAAATATTGGTATTTCAAACACCATGACAATATGGGCTGGTTTTGCTGACACCGTAGCAATGGTGGCAAGCACAGTGTGGAAGGCATGGAAACCTGTAATCGATTGGTTTGTGAAAGATGGATTGCCGATGCTTACCCAAATGTGGGTAGAGTGTAGTAATACCGGCGTAACGGCATTTGAAGCGGTGAAAACGGTTTTCGGTACTTTGTGGCATGGCGTCATTGATCCGTTCTCACAGTTTGTTTCAAAGGTTATTGTAGATACACTTAACACCTTCAAAAGATTGTGGGATCAGTATGGAGCAACTACATTTGAAAATATCCGCACTACCATAAACACAATAAAGGACACTTTTCTGAATATCTGGAAAAGTTACCTGAAACCGGTATTTGATCAGCTGTTTCTGACACTCAATCAACTTTGGACAGATCATCTGCAGCCGTTGGTTGCTCAAATCGGCGTATTTGTGGCCAAGCTGGTTAACGGAGCAATGGAAATCTTCAATGGGTTTATAGCTCCGCTCGTAAACTGGTTCATTAAAACATGGGGGCCTCCGATTGCCCAGTCTATCAACGATGTGATTAAAACTCTTGGCACGATTGTCGGTGTGGTTGCCGATGTGGCCAAGGGATTGTTTAAATCACTTGGCGGTGTGGTGGATTTTGTGACCGGTGTATTTACCGGGAATTGGAGTAAGGCGTGGCATGGTGTGTCTGATGTTTTTAAAGGGATTTTCGAAGGACTTTTAGCTATTGCAAAAGTTCCTTTAAACGGGATCATTGGCCTTATTAATGGTGTTATCTCCGGAATTAATAACTTGATTAAAGGTTTGAATAGTCTCAACATAGATATCCCTAAGACCAAGTGGACGGATGCGATGACGCTAGGATTCAGTATTCCATCGATTCCCTCTATCCCCAAACTTGCCAACGGCGGCATTCTTACGCAGCCGACTCTAGCCATGATGGGTGAATATTCCGGCGCCAAGAGTAACCCGGAAATTGCAGCGCCGCAGAGCCTCATGTATGACACAATGGTTCAGGCCAATGGGGAAATGGTTACAGCAATGTCCAGTATGATGAAGCAAATCATTCAAGCAATTAAGGATAGCGGGAACTCCGGGGATATCTACCTTGACGGAGAAAAAATCGCTAAGGCAGTGACTCGGTATATCAACGATACAATTCGCAGGACGGGAAAATCCCCGATTCTGACGTAAAACGGGGGTGAGGGCTTGGCAACAGAAGAATTGAATCCCATGTCGAAAATATGGAAGATCGATGGCGAGCCAATCCCATCGCCTACCTCATTCAGTGTCGATATGGAAGATCTGCACTCGTCGGACAGTGGGCGGGATCAGACAGGATGGATGAACATTAAAGTGCTGGCCTACGGGAAGCGGAGTGTGACAATCCAGTATGCGCTTCTCTCTCAGGCTCAGATGAGCAATCTTCTAAAACACTTCCATAAGCCCTATTACCAGCTTACTTACATTGATCCGGAATATGGCACCCGAACTATGACCTGCTATGTTCCTACGCGAAAAAGTGATTTGTACAGTACGGTATTCTATAACGGGCTTTGGAAAAATACCAATATCGACTGTATTCAGGCATAGGAGGCGTACATATGCAGGTTTCTAACACATTCCGGGAAGTGCTGAAGATTGGCCCGGAGTTTCATACTTGGGCAGATATGCAACTGAGCAACGGCAAAACGGTTAACTTGAAGGAATCGGATTTTATGTCCGGTTCCTTTCAGATCACAGGTTCCACGTCCGCTTCCGGAAAGCTTGAAGTCGGGGCCGTTACGGCACAGCAGTTTAAAGTCAACTTGAACAATTTCAACGGTGACTTTACAGATTCCGAACTGGAGGGCGCCGTCATTACGCCCTATGTCGGACTGGTGACTCGGATGGACTGGCGCGGTTACACCATGGAAAAAATCAAGCGCGGCCGGTTCACGGTAAACGACCCGAAAAGCGTCGGGACAGTTGTGCAGCTCACAGCATTGGATAACATGTCAAAATTCGATCAGGCATACACAAAGAGCGCGTTGTCTTATCCGGCCACTCTTGGCCAGATTGTGGCGGATGCTTGTACTTGCTGCGGGGTGACGCTAGCTACACTGACGTTTACGAATTCAAGTTATACAGTTACCACACGGCCGTCCGATGGAGCTCTGACCTTCAGGGATATCATCTCCTATGCTGCACAACTCGGCGGCTGCTTCGCCCGGTGTAATGCCGAAGGTTCCCTTGAACTGAGTTGGTACGATTTTAGTCGGTTCAGCCTTCCGGAAACGGATGAAAACCGGCCATGGAGTCTTTCGGGCATTACATCCTCTGATATTAGGAAGGCTGACATCGTCGTGACTGGCGTACAGATCATTGGAAATGACAGCGCAAAAACCGTTTATAAATCCGGGACAGACGGGTTCATGATATCCGTAAGCAATCCTCTAGCCCAGGAAGGCCTGCAAGCCCTTGTTGACACTCTCGGAAATAAACTGATTAGAATGACATTTCGGCCATTTACGGCCAGTGCAAACGAAAATCCAGCTATTGAAGCGGGGGATGTCTGCTACATAACCGATACGGACAGAAATACATATCGGTCGATCGTTAGCAACCTGGACTACAAGACGTATCAGAATGAATCCTATTCCGGAGATGCGGAAACTGTCAGTGAAAATAGTACTGTCTATTATAGTCCGTCTCAAAAAGCACAGAATTCCGCCGATAATGCACAGCAGGCGGCAGATACCGCGCAGCAAGGGGTCAGCGAGGCCAAAACGGAAATTTCGCAGCTAAACGGTCAGATATTACTAAAAGTTTCTAAGGATAGCATAATCAGTGCCATTAACCTTTCTCCAGAAGGAATCACAATTGATGCAAGCAAACTGGACATAAAGGCATACGTGACGTTTTCTGCACTTGAAGATTCGGGAAGCACAGTAATTAATGGCGGCAATATCACAACCGGAAAGATTAAATCAGAAAACGGTGATTATTGGGTTGACCTTACCTCGGGCGAAGTATATATGAAAAATGGTACATTTGCGGGTCAAATAGTATGGTCAGATAGTAATGGAGTTGAAGTTGGAAGTATTAAATCTGATGGAGTTCGTACAATGACATTATTTTCAGATACTTTGAATGTAAATGTATTTCATGCTAATTTTGAGCAAGACATTTTTGTGCCAATTTTAACGTGTAACAGTCTTACATGTGGGAGTATCAACACGGATGGTGAATCCGGATTAACAACTCAAGTTGGTATTACTCGTTCAGATGGCAGTAAAAGAACTTTGCAGTTTACAAATGGGTTGCTTACAGACAGTAACGCATGATTATTTAGGCAGGTGAAAAGTATGAGTACCAGCAAAGATTATGATCTTAATATATGGCAGGCAAACACAGCATCCATTTTTTCAGTGCAGGGTGAAAGTATATCGCGGACAATCAACTTTTGCCTGAAGGAAGAAGTAAAAGTCGAAAATGCCCGTGGAGAATTCGAGACACAGCTGAAACCGTTTGACGCTACGGGATATACAGCACGGTTGTTTGTTGAAAAATCGGATAATACAAAGGTGTTTTTTGATGGTACGGTTACGGATGGTGTAAACGGAGAAATATCATTTACGTTGCCGCATCAAGCTACGGTGATCAGCGGGGAAATCCCCTGCACCGTGTATCTTTCAAAATCGGATGGTACTACACTAAAAGCGATCGGAATAACTCTCGATGTCCAACAATCAGATTTGGAGGGTGCTGTTGAGAGTTCAAATGAGTTTTCCACCTTGGTTGTAGCATTAAACAGCATAACAGCCAGTGTCACAGCAGCGCAACAAGCAGTCGCAAACGCAAATACCGCAGTAAGCACAGCAAACGCAGCATCAAGCACAGCAAGTACAGCAGCTACGAATGCCAATGCCAAAGCAGTGTTAGCACAAACGGCAGCAGATGCAGCTAACACAGCAGCAGAAAAGGTTGATACTTATTATCGAATGATTGACCCAACTACAGGGCAAGAGGATTATGTGGTGAATGTAGTTAAGAATTTGGAAAACTATATGTTTGCAAACCAAATTACAGCTTCACAATTTGAGGCTCTGAACAAAACAGCTGCGGTTATCGATGGGTTGAGTATTACAGCAAGGGATTTTGACACAATAGCCAAAACACTATTATCTTAAAGGGGGTATAATTTATGGCAACTTCAACGCAAACTCCAAACTATGCTCTGTCGCAATATGCATCAAATGACCCTGTTAAGTTTCTTACAAATTACAACGATGACATGGGAAAAATTGATACAGGGGTAAAAGCAGCTCAAGTTGTGGCTGCTAATGCAAGCAATTCTAATCTGTTAATTAATGGAGATTTTCAAGTAAATCAACGTGGTACATCCTTTTCTAATCTGACATCACTGTATACGTCAGACCGTTGGATGTCTTATGCAACTGGAGACGGTGGGACACTCCCAAATGTAACTCATCTTACAAACCTTAATGATACTATAATTTCGGATGATACTGTATGTAAATTTTATAGGATGAATTTTGATGGTTCTGGGGTAAATCTTGGTACTGGATGGCAGGTTGGTATAAGACACTTAATTGACTCTGGTACAAGAAAGTATTGCGGTACGGGTAAAAAACTTACACTATCATTTTATGCAAGGTCTAATATATTGAATAAAAAGATGTCAGTAGGCTATTATCAAAGTTATGGGACAGGTGGTAGCCCAAGTGCAAATGAATATTCTGTACCAACGAGTTTTAGTCTTTCGTCAAGCTGGCAAAGATTTTCCTATACTATAGATACTTATACTTTAGATGGGAAAACTTTTGGCACCAATTCTAATGATTTGATAGGCATATTGATTCGTGTAGGATGGGGAACAACTTCAGTTAGTGGTTGGCCAACGTCTGAACCTTTATCTGCCGGATATGTTGATATTGCAAAAGTAAAACTTGAACCTGGTTCAGTTACAACCCCGTTTGTTCCACGCTTGTATGCAGAAGAATTGGCATATTGCCAAAGATACTTTAGAATTATTGGGGGCATTTTTTCAGCTTTTTTTGATTCAAGTTCTGTAATACGTGTGCAAGTTCCTCTTGCTTTTCCAATGAGAACAATAGCAACTTTAAGTGGGGGATTAATTAGCTTCATTATGTATGGTTCGGCTTATTTGACCCCAACCGTAACCTCTATGGCACTAAATTCATATCTAAATGAGTTGGGGTATGATGTTAAGTTCATAACAACTACAACTACATTTGATGTAAATATACGTCCAGTACTATGCAGTGTTTCAGGATTACAATTTGATGCAGAAATTTATTAAGGGGGAATAACACATGGATGAGCAAAAGATCAAAGTTTATGCTAAGGTTGATTCAGCAGGATGCATAACTGCAATAAACAGTTCCGTGTTTTTGACAGACTTTGTTGATTGGATTCAGATTGATGAGGGTGTGGGTGATAAGTATGCCCACGCTCAAAGTCAGTATCTTGAAAAGCCCTTATTTGATTCAATTGGATACAATTTCAAATTGTCTGAGGGTAAAGCTGTAGAGCGTACTGATGAGGAAAAACAAGCTGACTCAGCCTATATTGAAAGAGTCAGAGCTGCTAAACTTGAAGAAGTTGCAGTTGCATGCCAGCAGGTCATTTATGCTGGAGTTGACGCTGTAACTTCAAAAGGTACGGAACATTTTTCAGCGACGTCAGCAGATCAAACAAATCTCACAGCATTGGCTGCAGCCGTTCAGCAAGGGGCAACTCAAGTACCATATCATGCAGATGGTCAGCTTTGTAGAGAATTTACGGCTGCAGAGTTCACAGCTGTTTTTACGACGGTCAAAAATTTTATCGCTTATAATACCACACTCTGTAATCATATAAATGTATGGATTCGGAGATGCACCACTGCCGCAGAAATCAGCGCGATTACATATGCGACTAAGCTCCCGGATGACCTGCAGGCGAACTTTAACACAATCATGGGGGTAACGACATGATAAAAAAGTTACTTAAAAATTTATTCCTATTTGTGGTTGGCGGGGACATTTACTTATTCATTGAAATCCTATACCGCGGATATTCACACTGGAGTATGTTCCTGCTGGGCGGCGTTTGTTTTCTCTGCCTTGGGTACATCAATCTGTTTCTTCCATGGGAAACACCGTTGCCAATTCAAATGCTGATCGGCGCGGTTATTATTACGGCCTTGGAGTTTGGAACCGGGTGCATTGTTAATTTATGGCTTGGCTGGCATGTGTGGGATTACTCAAATGTTCCGTTCAATTTATGGGGACAGATCTGTTTACCGGCCAGTGTCGGGTGGTATCTCCTCTCCATTGTCGGTATTGTACTGGACGATTATTTACGGTACTGGATATTTCATGAGGAAAAACCGCGATATCACATTTTATAAATTTAGGCATCAGAGGGCTGCTCAGTAATGAGCGGCCCTTGTTGTATAAAAAAATAAATTAAAGGAGCTAAAGCATGGATAAAACAAATCAAGGCTTAGTAGAATTTTGTAAGCAAGCACAATTGGCCGGTACCGGATATGTGTATGGAACGTTTGGCGATAAGTGCACAGTTTCATTACTTGATTATTGCGCCAAAAAATATCCAGCGGAGAATTTAGCAGGCGGTAAAATGCGAGAAGTCGGCGAGAAGTGGCTCGGCAAGATTGTCACAGACTGCATCGGATTACTTAAATTCTATATGTTCACGGACAAATTCGGCGATAATCCGCACAGTGGGTACAATTCAAAATATGATACTTCCGCAAACGGCGCTTTCAATCAGGCAACAGAAAAAGGCCTTATCAGTACCATCCCTGAAATCCCTGGTATCTGTTTGCATATGAACGGCCATTTCGGCGTCTACATAGGCAACGGTGATGTGATCGAAGCGAGGGGTACATATTATGGTGTGGTTAAGACACGGCTTAAGGACAGGCCGTGGACGTACTGGTTTAAGTCGCCTTGGATTGAGTATGTGCAAGCTGCCACATGCGATACGACAACCGACGTTTCCCTTGCACTCGGACAGGCATACACCTTTAAAGTGACCAGCGTTGAAACGCCGTCCGTCACCGTTGGCACTTCCGGGGTTGTTGCGCTTTTGCCCCGGTACAATAGCGGTAATGACAGATACTTTTACCTTGTTGGCATTGGCAAGGCTGAGGATGCAGCAGGCGTGTTTGTGAATGGGGCTAAGCAGTTTGTAGCCCGTATGAAGTAGGAGGTGCGGCGGATGGCAGAGGTGATTGACGAGGTATGCAAAGAGCGCCACCAAAAGCTTGATGAACGTTTTGACCGCGATAAGGAACGTCTTGACAAGCAAGAGGACAAAACCGATAAGCTTGAAACGTTATCAATTCAGTTGGGCGAAATGCTCAAGAACCATAACGAGAAGCTGGACAATCACGAGCACCGTCTTGGTGACCTTGAAAGCAAGCCGGGACAAAGATGGGATATCATTGTAAATGCTGCCTTACAGTGGATTGTAGTTGCAGTATTGGCGGCAGTAGTCATATTCAAATAAATTGCCGGTCAACCCGGCAGAAAGAGGTATTCTATGAACAACACAGAAATCGTTATCGCAATTGTGGCACTGGTCGCAGGAATTGCACTCTCCGCATCGGTATTTATCCCGCTCTTGAAGAAAAAGGGTGTCAAAACGGATCAGATCATTGATGAAGCACAGGCGGGACTAAAAACGGCTGATATTATTGTTGATGGTGTACAAGCTGCTCTACCCGATTTACCTGGTATTAAAATCGTTCATGAAGTCATTGAACTGGCAAGCAAAGGTGCGGATGCAGTGGAACAAAAGAAAAAATCCGGCCAAATCACAACGGAGCAGCGCAAAGAAACAGCTATCCAATTTGTTAAGGATTGCTTGACCGCTGCCAATGTGGAGATTACGCCCGATATCGAAAAGATCATTGACGGAGCAGTCGAAGCCGCGGTGTTTGCGCTGCCGAAGACAGCTACAGCAGCATAACTGAATATACATAAAATCAAAGCCGCATCGGATTAATTTCCGATGCGGCTTTTTTATTGTTTTATTACATATATAATAAGAAAATTAATTTACATTACTTTTATATCTAACA